GTTACCATTGCATGGCGAAGCCAACCTACACGATTCCAAAACAACTCTTCAGTCATCTTGATTTGCTCCCTCACTACCCTTGTCCTGCTCTTCAAGATATGAATCAATCATGTTAGCTATAAACCTAAACTCATCTTCTGGTGTCTGACCAGTGTTGTTCCAATCTATTTTACCATTGGTCTTACAGATACCAGAAATAGTTTGTAACATTTTAGTAGGGCTCATTACTCCCTCTCTATAATTTGTCATTTTCTATCATTCTCCTTAACATTAATTACTAACTCAACAGTTTTATCAGACCAACCACCAGTAACAGTTTCAAACCACTGATCTAATAACGGAACTAATTTTTTAAGTTCAATACCGTCAATGCCGTCAAGACTATTCAATATACAATTCTTTTTATCTTTACCATTAGTCCACTTTGTACCAATGTCATTTACTACGTATTTATCTACATGCATAACTTTCTCCTTTTTAATGAATTGGCGTTCATGAAACTTCGAAACGGATTCGGTACCAATTCATAAACCTATATACTCCCAACTATTTAGATAGTCAAGATTTATTTTCTAATTCTTTTACTTCTTCAAACGTTGTTTCAATACTGTATTGTTCTTTTAAATCTTGAAGTTTCTTCTCAACCTCTTCCCTAGACATTGAATCAATAGTTCCTGTCAAGATTTCTTTCTTATCAACATACAAACCTGCAATCTGTCCTCTCCTGGTCTCTGCAGCTACAGCAGCATTATAATTACCAGCAGCTGAAGCCTGATCTCTAATTCTAGCCAATGTAGAAAGAGAACGCTCCTGACTACACTTGTACCTTTCAACAGCAGCACGACGCTCTGCATCAATTGCTTTTGCAACAAGTGGGTATCTGTCTGGGTTTTGTAACTCTGACGCCCGTACCTTCGCAGAACCAGCTGCATATCCAGCTTCCACAGCACATTGAGTTGCAGTTTTTAAACCTTCGGAATGGACAAACAGCAGAATAAACTTGCGTTGCTTCTGTGTTATGTTTCTATCAAACAGTAAGTCTGATAATGCATCTGGTAATTTTACTTCTTCTAATTCGCTCATTTCAATAGATGTTTTTTACAAGATAATATATTTTTATTATAAAACCTAGCAAAATCGAGTTATTTTAGTATTTTGTAACTTCTTGTAACTTATAAAATACCTTAAAAGTAACAAAAAAGGTAAGTATTCTGCTACTTGTTACTTTGTTACCTTGTAACTTGGTAGTCTAATAAAAAAGAAAGTGTAACTACTTGAGTAAAAACATCTATATAAAACGACATTTAACCAAAAAACTTAGGATCTTCCTTAATTAATCGCAGTGCTTTGTCCAAAGCCTCTCTACCATCTGTAACTATTTGTTCCCATTCGTTGGGCGTATAGGTTCTATCAAATTTTGGGTTAAAGAACTTCACATGGAAGTTCGGGCATTTATTGCACTTTTTTACTTGCCTTATTGGGCTTGACGGGAGAGTGGTGTACATATCTTTTTATCCTTTGTAATGGAAATAAAACAACATTCTTAGGTAAATTCTTCTTAAAATAAATGGAGTCCATCATTATCATGTGGTTGATTCTGTCTTTTTTGTTGGTCCGTGAGGCGAGGATCGTGTCCAGTAAGTCCCTCTGCTTCAGTATTTCTTCGTGATTCATTATCTTTTTCTCTTTGGAGGTAATCCAAGTTTAGGTTTAATAGTTTTACCTATTTTAGTTCGTTTAGGCATATCCACAGGTCCACCACGTTTTAACCCAGTAACATCAGGCTTTTTCGCTTTTATCATAGCAGCACCTGCCTTAATTTTATCACTAGATATAACACCTGTATCTTTTAAATTTTTAACTAATTTTAATTTTTGAGCTGCTGTTAAACCTAATCCTTTTAATACTTTAGATGCTCTTCTTCTATCATCTTGAGTGATTCTTCCAGCAGGTTTCAAAGTTCTTGCTAATAATTTATCGCTACCTACTCTTTTTGTCTGTGTTTTTGGCATTATTTTTTCTTCTTTTTTACTTTACCAGCAGGACCTTTAGACGATCCTGTCTTACCAAAAATACTAGCGCCTGCAAGTAAACCACTTTCTCTAGCATTATTAAAATCATCAATATTTAACCTGCCAGTGGGTTTTCTGCTTCTTGCTAAATTTAAAATTCTAGTGTTCATACGACTTGGGTTTTCCTCCATAAAACGCTTTAACGCTGGGCCCATGCCTTTGTTTTTTGGTATACCTGCACCACCTGGCGTTCTATTAATTGAATCAAGTAAACTTTTTCTTTTTCTATCTCTCTGGTCTTTAAGAATCTTGCTTCTTGCAACGGATTCAGACGCTTGACCACCCATGGCTTTCTTAATAGGCATTACTGACTTAGCACCAGTTTGTTTTCTTCTTTTAACAAATGCAGATGCAGATTTTTGTATTGTGCTGACTGTGCCTGATTTAGGCGTAGGTTTAAACCCTGGTATGAGTTTAATTATGCTTTTAACAACCATTTAACGTCCTTTCCTTTTTTACGGGGCTACCGTAGAATGGTCGTTGACCTTATCAGATAGCCCCATTTCGGGAGTGAAAAATGAAAAAAATATTTCTCACCCCGAAAGATAGAGCAAAATGGAAAAATTCGCAACTAAAAAGGTGGTTCACCCCTAAAAACGATCACTGGCCTTGATGGGATAAATTTTGTAGTTTTTAAAGCCTTCATCTTCCTCGGCGTCAAGTGGCGGACCGTAGTATACGCTGCATGACCCTGAGCCGTCGTCCCAAGACTGGCTGTAGTATTCATCATCCTTAACTTCGCCCGACGAGTTACAAACTTTACATTGTTCAATGGCTTGTTCACTTTCGAACCTTAGCCTTAGAAATCCATTCCCTTTGCAATTGAAACATATCATACTCTTCTCCTTTCTCATCGACAACCATACTACCAACATTTTGTACTGTTAGTAAATATAGATCACCATATCTCTTTCTAATTATATTCTCAATTCTATGAAGCTTGAAACGAACTAAGTATTCGTCCTTGGTCCGTGGGTCACGCTTCGCTTTCTTATTTAATTTAAACATCTCATTCGTAAGACGTTGTATTAACATCGTTTTTTCTTTGCGTTGTGTCATGCAACTTTTTTCCATCTATCCTTATAATTATTATTTGAATAAGTTTGAACGTTCACACCATCACTTAAAATAAAATAAAAAAAAGTATTTCTACCAGCTTCATCGTCTAAAAAGAAAAAAGAATCTCGTTTCTTTTCAAAAGCTTCAAGATAAAGCGAAGCCTGTGCTTTATGTTTTTCTGACAAAGGCTGTCTATAGTTACTTAAATTTTTAACAAATTTAAAATCAACTATTGCTAAATCTTCTGGTCCACTATTACCTTGTTCATTTTCACGGATAACAACATCATAAAATAAATTTTTATTTTGTATGTGTGGGTGAGGTATCTTTACATCCACACCTAGTGCCGTGGTTAAAATATCATTTTTTAATATTAACTCACCAGCGGTTGTTACTTGATGTGGCATTGACCATGATTTATGAAAAAAAGTATTTTTACCTAATAATTTACTAGAAATATAATGATGCATATAATCACCTATCATCATATTTTCGCTTTTATAGTAATCAGGCTCTCTTGGCGCAGATAACTCCACACCATAATCATCATCAAACATAAAATCATATAATTCAAAATTTTTATCTAAAAAAAAATCAAAATCAGTTTTATTACCTAATTCTTTAATTGGTTCATTATTCAATTCTGTTGTGCCATGTTCAAGCCATAATTTTGCTTCTAATGGTTTCCAATCTTTCTTATTTATTCTCGGCATTTATTTTCCTTTTCTTTGCTTCTTGTTTCACTAAATGTGTAATTTGCATACCTGCCGACCTGTCATCTTGATCGGCAAGTTTTTTTAATAATTTGTAGGTGTCAATTGCCACTGCCACCGACTTGAACTTCTTGATATCCATCTTCATCCTCTGGTTTATCATCGTACTTATGACTCAACAGCTCAACATCACCAAGATCAATTGACTCTCTTCTCTT